GAAGGTAGGGTTCCGAGCTCCTTGGTGGTGTTTGCCGTCGTTCTGAGCCAGTCGCACGTGATGCAGACAGCGACGCCGCCTACAACGCGGTAGTCGCAAAACCCATACGTCCCCTCTTTGTACAGCCTTACATAAGGGCCGTTATCAGCGGTGGCGAGGATGCCGGTCACCGTGGCCAGGTGGCCGACGACGTCCACGAGCACGGTGTCGCCAACGCGGACGCCGAAGCAAGACGTCGTGTAGCGCAGCCCCGTGATTGGCATGGAGTAGGCCGAGTCGCCCATGTCCACGTCTACCGTGTAGTCGCTGTTGACCCGCGTGACCTTGGCCGTCACGCGGCGCATGCCGCCAGAGTTCGCGTTCGCGGCCTGGATGGCCTTCGTGACGGCCTCGCGGCCCATCCTTCGCAGCTGCTGCTCCTGCTGTCTGCTCGTCTCCACTAGTTCCTCCTCCTGAACTGCCTGCACTCGACCTCGGTTGGGCAACCGCCTAGAAGGCTCAGCCGCTGCGTGCGAATCTGGAACTTGCCGCTCACGCCTCCGGTCGGGTACTCGATGTTCACCGTGTCGTTGATTCCCGTTGGCGTGTACGCCGTGGTCATGGTCACGCGCCTGATGACCGACTGCGCGGTCTTCAGCAGCGTCGCGGCCCTCTTGCTCGCGTAGTCGCGCCTGTCCGCATCGGTCTTGCCCTCCGGGAGGTCCGTGTAGCTGTAGGCTCTCGTGATGGTCCTGCCGCGGGACACGGTCGAGAGCGGCGAGTTCGGGTCCGTGTCCCACGCCTCGGCGACGATTGCCTCGGTGTCGCCGTCCCCGCCGTAGCGCACGACGACGTGGTTCGCCGCGCTCGTGTAGTCGTACTCCTCGCTCATGTCCATCTCGAAGCGGGCGGACGGCCCCTCGGAGAAGTCCCACGAGGTCTGGATGTCGGCCGGGTCGCGGTAGCGCTCGAGCACCACGCGGCCCATCGCGTCGGTGTGCGCGCTGCGGAACCCCGCGAGGTCGAGCAGGTCGTTCACGGCGCCGAGCTTGCTGTCGTCCGTCTCGCTGTTCGACTGGCCCGCGCCGACGCCGTAGTAGCGGACGTTGGTGGTCCTGTAGTCGCTGCCCTCGGCGATGACCTCAAGCCCGGCGTCCTTGCAGATCTTGGCCGCCACGGCCACGGCGTCGCTGCCTGGCTCCACGGTGTACGGGCGCGAGAACTTGTCGTCAAGCAGCTCCTGCAGGCGACCGTACATCTTGAGCGAGTGCGTGTGCCTGGCCCCCGATATGTCCACGGACGGCACGACCGGGAGGAACGTCCCGAGCGCGGCGTCCATGGTCGCTCCCGACACGGTGCGCACGCTCATGTGCACGCGCACGAGGTCGGGGCCGAAGTCGTAGCTCTCGACAAGCGACGCCTCGGCGCTCTCCTTGATTCGCGTGTCGTCGTTGCGCGTGATGGAGCCGCCCTTGAGGCATCGTATGACCTCGGTCTCGTCGCCCGTCGCGCGGCTCACGCGCATGAAGCGGTAGCGCGTCTCCGCGAACCGCTCGCCCCATCCGCTAGCCACGGTTCGGCTCCTCCCACATCGTCTCGGTCACGTCGAGCTGCAGCTGCCACTGCATGTACTGCTTGGCGTCGTAGCTTATCTGGTAGCTGTAGGCCACCACGGCAACGTTGCCCCACGCGTCGCGGAACCACCCGTCGGCGTGGGCGCGGAGCTTCCTGCGGGCGGCGCGGTACTCGTCCGCGTCCGCGATCACGTAGCTGTGGCTGCCCGTCACGTCTATGTCACCGTCGGCGTAGAAGGCCGGGAGCGGGTCCTGACCGGTGCCGAGCGCGAAGTGGAACGTCTCGCCAGACGCCTTGCCGCTCTCCGAGCCCTGTGCGTCGTAGCGCAGGGCAAGGTGCTCCTGGGCAGCGCTGCCGAAGCTCAGCACCTCGTGCCCGTCGCTGTCGAGAAGGTAGGGCATGACGTAGTTCAGGACGGCGCCGGACGCCGCGTAGGCGTGGATCTCGTACGAGTAGGCGACGTTGAGGGGAGGCAGGCTGTCGTAGGCCGTCTGGCCGCCCTTGAGGCCCGACACGAGGGTTGTCTTGCTGCCGTCCGGGTTCACGCGCACGACGTCGAACGACACGGCCGCAGGCTCCGTCTGCGCGGCCTCTATCAGGATCTCGAGCGTGTAGCCGTCGCCGACGGTCGGCGTCACGGTCGGGGTGACCGGCTGCGCCCAGTCGGTCGAGAACGCGACCGTCTTGGTGAGCGTCAGGCCGCTGCCAGCGCGCATGGAGTATGTCAGCGTGTACGAGCTCTTGTTGGTGAAGCCGGCCTCGGTGCCGACGGACAGGCTGCGAACGCCCTTGCCAGGCGTCGCCGACCAGACCACGGCGCCGCTGGCATCCGCTATGGAGAGCGACTGCTGCGAGACGCCCGTGGCGTCCGTGACCTCCCAGGCCACGGCGAGCGGCAGAGCGTCGAGCACCTGCGATGCCGCGGGGCTCGTGATGGCGGCCCTGGGCGCCACGGCCACGCGCACGACGGCGTAGGAGCTCCACTCGCCCCAGTCGGCGTGGTCGCCCTTGGTGCGCACGCGGAACCTGATCGTCCCGGCCGACGCCTGCTGGGAGGCGGCGCGCGTCCAGGACGTGGCGGCGCCCTTGACGTCAGCGGTCGTGACGGTGCCGTTCGCCGCGGTGACCTCGACCTGCGCGGCCGACTGCGCCGTGCCGTCTGGGTGGTTGTCCTGCCACGTGACGGTGACGGCGGTGCCGGTTGCCACGACGCCCGGTGCGCTCACGTTCGGCGCGAGCGGGGCGCACAGCGTGGCGACGTCGTTTGACTCCGCCCACGCGCCGTGCAGCGTCACGGGCGACGAGCCGCCGGAGGACTTGAGCGCGCGCACGCGGAAGCGCACGGTTCCCTTTGGCGGGTCCGCGCACACCCAGTCCTCGTCGAACGCGGCGTCCGCCCACGTGGCCCCGCCGTCGGTCGAGGCCTGGAACTCCCAGGAGTCCACGTAGGCCGGGGCGCCAGTGGCCCTGAGCCCGACGGTGGTGGCCGTGGGCTTGTACGCCTCGAGCAGGGCGCACGCGATTGGCGTGGTGTAGAGCGTCAGCGTGTCGGTGGCCTGCGAGGTGCCGCCGGGACCGTAGCTGTAGAGGCGGTAGTCGTAGCGGTGGCCCGCCTCGGTCGAGTTGTCGCTGTAGTTGGTGGCCGCCCAGCCCAGCGTGGCGAGGTTGGAGGGCGTGGCGCCGTCCCTGCCACGGTCCACGTAGACGCCCGACCACGGGTAGCCGCCGTCAAGGCCCGTGTAGTCGCCCGCCCACGTGAGGGACTGCGACGTGTCGCTCGAGCGCTTCGCGGCGAAGCTGGCGGGCCTGCGCGGCTGGTACCACGTGCGGTGGGAGATGCGGACGCTGCAGTAGGCGCGGCTGGTGCCGTCGTGGTAGCCGCCCGCGAGGCGGACGCCCGCGCCGCACCGCACGTCGCGGTCGTTGCCGGTCTTCGGGACGGTGAAGTCTCGCGTGTACATGGAGATGGTGCGCGTCTCGCCCTTCGAGGCGTAGACGCCGCCCGTGCCGACGTAGGGCGTGTCCGAGCCGTCGCAGTCGCAGAATGCCGAGACGCCGTTCGAGACGTTGTAACCCCACGCCACGGACTGCCAGACGGCCTCCACGCGGATGGTGGCCGTGGTGTCGGTCTCGGAGGTGACCCACGCGTTGATTCCGGCGCGCCATCGCTCTACCTGGTTTCCCCATGCGCTTGACACTATGCGACCCCCATGTCTGCGGAAAGGCTGAACTCGTCGAACACGGCCGCGATCAGCTCCTGCGCCCTCGGGGACGCGGATCGCAGCTGCGAGCCGTTGATGTTCAGCGTGTACGTGTTGTTGGTGACCGTGGCGCCGGCGGCAGACGCGCCGCCACGCGCGAAGGACAGCGGCACGGCGGCGCCGCCAAGCGACGGCGAGGGCGTCATGGCCTGCGCGAGCGCGGACGCGCTGCGCTCGACCTCCGGGATTCCGGCCCTCATGCCGGCGGCGAAGTTCTGGGCGAGGTGCATGCCGGAGCGCACGCCGCCTCGCTCGGCGCCGGACCACGGGCCCTTCTCGGGCGCCGAGAAGTGCAGGATGGACTTGGCCGCATTGGCGATGGCGTTTGCCGCCCTCGACACCCAGCCGATGCCAGCCCGGATGCCGCTCGCGAAGTTCGACGCGAGGTCGCTGCCCCAGCCGTAGGAGCCGGTGACCTTGGCGCCCTTAGCCGCGCTGTTGAGCCTGCCAGCCGCTCCCGAGGTGGCGCCGACGCCGCTGCCGATTCCGTGTGCGAAGTTGGACCCGGCGGACGTGCCGAAGCTCCCGAGCACGGACGCGACCCCGCTCGTGGCACCGCTGGCGGCGCTGCTGAGTCCGGCCGCGTTCGCCGACGTCGTGCCCTGGGCACAGCCGATTCCGCTTGCGAAGTTGGCGCCGGCGGCGGTTCCCGTCGAGGAGGCCTCACCGGGCGCGCCGGATATCCCGGCCGAGAGGTTCTGTGCGAGTGACACGGCGCTCTCGAGCACGGAGCCGACGCCCGAGCCGATGCCGGACGCGAACCCGCCCGAGATGTTCGAGCCGCTGCCCGTCGCGTCGAACCCGTTGAGGATGTCGATGAGCGACTGGCCGAGCGTGGAAGCCGCGCCCGTCGCGGCGCTCGAGTTGCCGTTGATTCCCTCGGCGAGTCCCGCGTCGACGTTGGAGCCGGTCTCGTTGGCCTTCACGGACGGAGAGTGGCAGCCGGCGCCCTCGTTGAGCTTGTCGATGACGTCCTGGCCGAGGTAGCCTGCGGCCTCCTCGGAGAGCGTGCCCTCCTTGATGGCCTGCTCAAGCCCCTCGTCGATGTGCCCTCCGCAGAGTTTCGCGGCCTCCTCGAGGTCGCCCTGCGCGAGCTTGATGGCGATGAGCGACTTCATGTAGTCCATGGAGCCTGCCGGCACGCCCGCGTTGGCCCTGATGGCGCCTGCGAGCGCGTCGGGCATCTTCACACCGGCATTGGCGAACGCGCTCTCCATGGCGCCGAGGTTGCCCGTGGACGCTGCGGCGAGGATGGAGTTCGCCTGCTCGACGGAGACGGAGCCGTCGCTTATTCCGGCCGCCAGCGCCTCTGCGGCGGCAAGGCCGTAGGGCTTCGTCTCGTCCGGCATGCCCTGCACGGAGCCGACCACGCCCTGCGAGAGGAACGCGGCGGCCTGGTCGCTCGTGACCTTGCCCGCGTCGATTCCGGCGGCGAGCGAGTTGGCGATGGCGACGCCTGCCGTCTGCATGTCGGACGGCAGGTTGGTCAGCGTCTGCTTGATGCCGTCGGCGAGGTTGGACGCCGAGACCTCGGCCATGTTCGTGAAGTACTGCGAGTTGGCCGCCGCCGTCTGGTAGTCGCTCGAAAGCTCCTCGACGGTTCCGTTGAGGTCGTCGATTGTCCCCTTGAGCTTGTTGTACTCAAGAATCTCCTGGCTCGTGAGCCCGGTCGTGTCGCGCTTCTGCTCAAGCTCCGCTCGCCGCTGCTGGGCGTCCGCCAGCTCGTTCTGCGCGATCCTGAGCTTGCCAAGGGCCTCGAGCTCGGCCTCCATGTACTGCGAGGCCACCTTCTGGTACGCCTCGGCCTCGGCGCGCTTCTTCCACGCGTCGGCGTTCTCGCGCACCTTGTCGGTGTTGTTCTGGACCTCGCCCGAGCTGTCCTTGATTCGGTTGGTGTTGTCCTCGGTGAGCGAGATGGAGTCGCCGGTCACCTCGTTGTAGCCCTTGACGGCCTCCTCGAGCCTCCACTGCTCGGCCGCGGTGAGGTTCGACCTGCCAGCGAGCTTGTCGATGGTGGCGACGTACTGGTCGAGCTTGGCGCTGCTCAGCTCGTAGTCCGCCATGGACGAGGCCACGGAGTCGTTGAGCTCGGCGAGCTTCTTGGTTGTCTCCTCGGCCTTGAAGTCCATGCTGCCGATGGCGTCGCCGTATCCCTGGGCGCTGCCCTTGGCGGCGGCCATGATGTCGGCGGCGCTCTGGCTCGCGCGGCCCATGAGCTCCGCGTGCTCCTTGGCCTCCATGTACTTCTCGGCAACGTAGCCGACGGCGGCGCCGATGGCGGCGATGGCGATGGAGCCCGCGGCAGCCTTGGCAAACCCCGCGGCCATCGAGCCGAGCGACGAGACGACGCCCTTGGCGTTTGCGGCGAACTTTGCCAGCCCGCCCGCCGCGTTCGCGGACGACGCGCCGCTGGCCTCGAACTCGCCCTTGACCTTCTCGAGCGACGAGGAGAGGCTGCCGACTCCCTTCGCGTACTTCTCCGCCTCGCTGGTCGAGCCCGACCACTGCGAGACGAGGGCGGCCTCCTGCTCGTACGTCTCCTTCGCGGCGTTGCGCTGGTTGTTTATCGCCAGTATTTCATTCTCGATTGCCTTCTTCTTCTTGCCGCTTGCGGAGACGTACCTCTCGATTGCCGAGTTCATCCTCTCGTCAAGCGCGGAGACCCGCCTTGCCGCGTCGTACATGTTCTCCCACGCGTGGACGTAGTTCTCCGCGCTGCCCGCGGCCTGGGCGGCTGCGTTCCCGGCCGTTCCGAGGACCGAAGCGAGCGAGTTGCTTGACGCGTAGACGCGCATCTGCGAGCCGTCCACGGTGTTGAGGGCGTCACCGAACACGGCCGCGGACTGCTTCACGCCGCCTATCTTCGAGGCCACGTTGCCCATGGCCTGCACGAGGCGGCCGGACACCGAGAGCACTGGGCCAGCCGCGGCCGCGACGCCCATGAGCGTCGCGATGGCGGTCTGGGCGCTCGGGTCCATGTCGGCGAAGGCCTTTGCCGCGTCGCCTATCCCATCGATGAGGGGCGATGCCGCGTCGGAGGCGTCCAGCAGCGCGTTGGCGAGCACGGTTCCGACCTCGGTGGCCGCGGCGTTGACCTTGTTCTGCAGCGTCTGGAAGCGGCTCTCGATGGACTGGTTGCGCTTCTCGACCTCGGTTGCGAGCGCCGTGTTCTCCTGCCACGCGGTGTTGGCGCGGTCCACGGCCTCCTTGAGCGTGTCGGACTGGCCGGCGAGGCGGCGCATGGCGTCTGCGTCACGGATGTTCTTGATGCCGAGCTCGTCGAGGACGGTGTTGATGTCGTCGCCGGACTTGGACATCCTGTTGAGCCCGGAGACCATCATCTCGATGGCCTCGATGGGCTTGTCCTTCCACTTGTTCGCGAACTCGTCGGCGGAGATGCCGCACACCTCGGCGTACCTCTCCACCTTGTCGCCGCCGGAAGAGACCTCCTTGGAGATGTTGGCGATGATGCGCGTCATGGCTGAGCCGCCAGCCTCGGCCTTGATGCCGAGCGAGGACAGGGCGCCAGCGAGTCCGAGGATGTCGGCGTTCGAGAACTTCGCGGTCGTGCTCACGCCCGCGAGGCGCAGGGACATGTTCGAGATGTCCTTCTCGGTTGTCGCGAGGTGGTTGCCGAGGTCTACGATCGTGGAGCCGTAGTTCTCGGTCTCCTTCTGGCTCATGCCCGTGATGTTGGCGAACTGGGCGAGCTGTTTTGCCGCCGTTTCCACGTCCATGTTCGTGGCGATGTCCAGCCCGGTGACGGTGGACGCGAACTCCTGCAGGTTGTCGTTCGAGATTCCGAGCTGCGCGCCCAGCGCCTCGGCGTTGAGGATCGTGTCGACGGTGACGGGCTGGGACTTGGACGCCTCGAGCGCCGCGTCTCCGAACTCCTGCAGCTCGTCGGCCGTGAGGTCGGCGGTCTTGTTGAGGTTGGCGAGCGCCGTGTCGAACGTCTCCGCCTGCGTGACGCAGTAGGTCCCCACCTGCTGCATGGGAACCGTGACGCCCTGCGTGAGCGCGTCTCCGAACGTGGCTATGCGCGTGCCAGTGTTGTAGATCTCCGACCCGAGGTTCGACCACTGCTGGCCGTTGAGGGCGAGGGCGCGGGTGGTGGACTCGGTGGACTGCGACGCCAGGCGCTCCATGCGCTTTAGGCCGCTCGTCACCTGGTCGAGCTGCGTCTGGCCGTTCCACAGGGCGCCGACGTTGATTGTGATTGATGCCTTACCCACTTATGCTCCCGACGTCGAAGTCACACATCTCGATGACCTCCCTGTTCACGCTCTCCACGATGCTCTCCTCGTCCTCGAGGATCGCCTTGAGCAGGGCGCGCGGCGGGTTGGAGCCGTGGGGCACGCCAGCGCGGCGACCGGCCCTCTCGCCCGTGAGGATGAGGGCGCCCGGGTTGGCGAACTCGATGACGCCGCCGCCGGGGTCGGTGGAGACGAACTTGGCGCCAGTCCTGCTCGTGCGCAGCGCCAGCGAGTGCGCGTACCCGCCCGACGGGTTGCTGCCAAGCCCGCTTGCGTAGCCGCGCGCCTTGGCGAGGGTGGGCCTCACGACGTCGCGGACGCGCTTGCACAGGTCGTTCGCGGCCCTGCGGTCGACCTCCCGCAGCGCCGCCACCGCCTCGCCGAGCCCCTGCACCTCGATGGTGAACACGCCTACTCGACCCCCAGCCGAAGCTTTGCCGCCTCGCGCTCGGCCCTGAGCCGGTCGCGGGCGTCGGTTGCCCTCTCTCCCCTCCTGAGCCACCCCGGGCGCCTCTCGTCCTCGGCACGCTCTGACGCGAGCCACATGTCGTAGGCGAGCTGCATGAAGGCCCTCGGGTGCCTGTAGGCGAGCCTGCACAGCCCGTCCACGCCCGTACCCGAGTACCTTGCGAGCGCTACGAGGACGCGCCCGTCGTAGCCGTAGGGTTTCCCTCGGCCTCCTCTGCCTCCTCGGCCGCGCCGTCAGGCAGTTCGAGCGTGAAGCCGTACTGGAACGCCGCGGCGAACACGTCGGACGGCTTGATCTCCTCGACGCGCGGAAGCTCCACGAGCTTGTGGCCCATGAGCTCGGCGTTGTAGAAGGCCGCGTAGGTGCCCACGGCGTTGTCGTCGCTGCCGAAGCTGTCGTTGCCCGCCTCGGCGAGCCTCGCCCTCACGAGCGTCGCGGTCGTTGGCACCCACGGCACCTCGCAGACCGTCTCGTCGCTGCCGGGCTTGCTGAACTTGATGGTTCCGAAGTCCATTCGTCTCCCCTTCGTCGGGTGTTTGCCTCGCGGACGATGTTCGCCCGCGCGTCCCCCGCCGCGACATGGGAAGGCCCCGCCCGCTCGGTGCGGACGGGGCCTCGTCGGCGTCGCTTGCCCGGGTTGCCCTACGCGTAGGAGGCGACCTGGTTGACGAGCGTGATGGTGAGCGGGGACTCGCCAGCGGCCGTGATGATGGCCGCGTCGGTCGTGAACTGGATGGTGGCCTCGTTGCCCTCGGGGTCGACCTCGGGGAACTCGGCGGTGAACGGGCAGTGGTTCACGGAGATCTCGAGCGTCATGTTCGGGTCATCGGTGTGGAAGAACTTGGCGTACACGCTGCCGAGGACGACCTTGCCCGTGAGCGACGTGGAGGTCTTGGAGCCGGTCATGAGCTTCTTGTACTCGGTGATGTCGTCGGGGATGGTCGTGACGGAGCAGCCGGCGGACAGGTTGCCCTCGGCGATCTCCCGCGGGGTCACGCGGCCGATGGAGGTGAGGGCGGAGAGGTTGTTCTCGACGGTGAAGGACGCCTCGGAGACAAGCGCCTCGGCGGGCGTGGAGCCGGACGCGTCGATCTTGAAAGTGCAGTCCGTGGTCGTGTACTTGCCGCCGAAGCAGGACGCCTCGACGGAGCCGGGGATGGCGGCGATGCCAACCTGTGCGTCGATGCCCTGGAAGTCGGCCTGCATGGCCAGGTGCTCGTTGCCCGTGGCGGTCAGCTCGAGCGTGCCGCACTTGCAGCCGTCGGAGCGCGTGAAGTTGTTCGTGCCGATCTGCGACCAGATGGTGGCGTACGGAACGGTGTTGCCCATCGTGAAGACGTGCTGGTAGTAGCCCTTCTTCGTGTCAGCGAGGGCCGTGGTCTTGCACGCGCCGAGCGCGGCGTAGAGGTACCAGCCGAGCGTGTCGGGGTAGCACAGCGACTGGATGGACGGCGTGATCTCGATGGAGTCGACGCGGGCGTCGGACGGCGCGCGGTTGCCGCACGCGACGGCGGTGTTGGCGATGTTGCGCGAGGCGCCGAACGGGGAGCCGCCCGTGAGGCCGTGCAGGTAGGTGGGCTGGGTGGCCGGGGTGTCGCGGTCCTTCTGGAACGCGATGCCCGCGAGGCCGATTGAGGGATTGAGGGACATGCTTACTCCTTGGTTTCAGGGGCGGGGTCCTCCCCCGTCTCGGTTTCGACTTCCTTGGCCGGGTCCACCTCGGCCTTGACGGTGACGCCGCAGTTGACGGCGGCGAGGTAGGTCTTGTCCACGGCGGCGGTTCCCCCGTTGTCCACGTAGGGCTGGGCGTGGATGGCGAGCCCGCCGAGCGTCTTGTCCGCGGCAACGCGCGAGACCATGCGCTGGACCCAGAGGTTCACGAGCCTGCTTGCCTCGGCGATGGTCGCCCTGCGGCACCAGACCTCGAACGCCACGTTGAACTCGACGCGGTAGCTGCCGCGCGCGCCCGACGCGCCCATGGCGGAGGTGGAGCGGTCGGAGATGGACACGGCCTGCGGCATCTCGCGCACCAGGAACTCGTCGGCGCGCTGGACGGTGCTGCCGCCGATGGAGACGTAGCAGCTCTCGCCCGCGAGGTCGGCGGCGATGGCGTCGCGCAGGTGCTCCGCGCACAGCGTGAACAGGCTCTTCTCGGTCTCGTCGGCCATGGCTACCTCACGAACCACTCGCGGGCGCCGTAGCGCCCGATGGCCGCGTTGACCGCCGGGAGGCTCGTCGCCGCGCCACTGACTCCGCCCACGACGTAGCGCAGCACGCCCGAGTCAACGGACTCGGAGATGGCGTTGTCGGGGCCAGCGTTGGGCATGAGGTACCAGGCCGCGAGGGCGACCACGGCGTCACGCACCTCGGACGGGGCGTGCGCGCAGCCGAGCTCGAGGACGGCGCGCGCCGGGCGGTGGAACTCCATGGCGGAGACGTCAAGCGTCTCGTCGCTTGACAGGGACGCCACGGCCTCGCCGCCGTCCACGTACTCGCAGGACGCGACGCGGCGCAGGTCGTGCGGGTAGCCGTCCATGACGAACGGGTAGCGGGCGGCCGAGCAGTTGGTGCGCTCGACGATCGCCTCGCGCAGCACCGGCACGAAGAAGCGGTGGCACTCGCGCTCGATTACCTCGGTGGCCTTGGCGCGTGCGCCCTCGACAGCCTCGGCGGTCGCGTCGGCGAGCTGGTAGGCCGTCTCGCGGTAGGCCCTCACGTCGTCGAGCGTGCAGTACTGCGCGGCCACGAGGTCGATGGCGGCGCTCACGGTGACGCCCGAGACCTCCCAGGAGACCTCGATGCGGTCGGGGCACGCCTTGGCCGTCAGCGGCTGCGATGTGTCCCACTCGGACGTCGAGCCGTCGGACAGGAACGAGAGCGCCGCCGTGGCGGGGCCACCGTCGATGGTGACCCCGCCAAGCTCGGAGACGTCAACTCGCGTGAGCGTGTTTGCCTTGAGCGTCGGCATGCGCCGCTACCTCCTAGCGGCCAGCCACGCCGGTGTCGGCGAGGTAGGAGAACGCCTTCGGGTAGGTGACCTTGAGGGCGTGGCGTCCCTCGGCGCGGATGGTCGCCTCGTTGTAGGCGAACTGGTTGCCGACGAGGCCGACCTGGATGGAGTCGGTCTCCTTCGTGAACCACGTGGCGGCCTGGTTCCAGTAGACGAGGGCGCCGTAGGTGTTGGTGTCGTTCTCGGTGGTGACGGTCTTCTTGCCGGTGAGGTTGGCGTCCTGGACCACGGTGAGGGCCCAGAGCTTGCCGTTGATGACCTGCTGGATGTAGCGGCCGTTCTTGTCCTTCATCAGCTCGAGGAACTCGGTGACGTAGGGGTGGACGGCGAGGTGCGTGGGCTGGAAGCCGCTCTTGAGGAGGATGTCGGTCCTCATCTTGCGCACGGAGTCAACGAGGTCGTCGTTCTTGGCGGCGTCGTAGGTCTGGATGTCCGTGTTCTTGAGGACGCCGGTGATGCCGTTGGGGTTGGCGCCGACGAGGGCGGCCTTGGCCTCGTTGAGGCGCAGGCCCATCAGGAGCTCGACGTCGATGAGGGAGCGGAGCTGGCCCCAGTCCCTGACCTGCTGCTCGAGGACCGGCATGAGGTGGGCGATGGTCTCGACCTGGCAGGACTTCTGCTCCCAGCCCATCGTGGAGGACGGCTTCTCGGTGCCAGCCGTCCATGCGGCGGCGTTGTTGGCGTAGGATGCGTCCTTCTTGGCGAAGTAGGTAAGGATGTCGGCGGCCGTGGTGCCCTTGGGCAGGGAGTCGAGGAAGCCGAACTGGTAGGCGTTGTCGGACGTCTGGCGCGGCAGGTCGTAGTCGATCTCGGTCTGGCCGGGCAGGCCGAAGTCGGTGTAGGGCTTGTCGGAGGCGTCCATGACGTTGACGGAGAGCTTCTGGCCGAAGGCGAGGCCGTTGAAGGCGTCGCGGGCGCCAAGCAGCTCCTCGCCGAGCGTGCGGGGCTTGGCGGCCTTGGGCTCGGGGGTGCCGGCGGCAAGCGGCACGCCGCCGTCGCGGCGGATGGCGTCCTCTGCTGCCTGGGCGTCGGTCAGCTGGTCGTACAGGGCGCCCTTCTTGCCGCGAAGCTCGCAGATCTGGTCGTGGATGGCGGCCTGGGCGTCGCCCTCGGCGGCGTTGAAGTCGCCGGAGAGCTTGTCGATCTCCTGGTCGCAAGCGTGAATCTCGTTCTGGATCTGGATGGAAGACTTCATTACTGCTCCTTGAATCGAATGAAACGTCCGTTGACGCACTCGACACGCGCAGCTGAGCCAGCCGCGCCCTCGGGGGCCTCCCCCTTGGGTTCGCGTCCGTCCGTCTGGTCGATGGTGTTTCCGCCGTCCCCAGTCGCCGCCGCGTCGCTTGTCGCCGGCGGCTTGACGCTCGCGGCCGCAAGGCCCTCGGGCTTGTTGCGGTAGCGCGCGAGGGCGTCCTTTGAGACGCACGCGGCGATGGGCGCGGCGTCGGTGAGGGAGTCGACGAAGCCTGCCTCGAGGGCGTGCCTGGCGTCGAACCACGTCTCCTCGTCCATGTAGGCGCAGATGGTGTCCTCGTCGATTCCGGTCTTGCGGACGTACTGGGAGACGATCGCGCCGCGCACCTTGTCGAGCATGTCGGCGGTCTTGCGCATGTCGCCGCTCTCGCCCTGGCACAGCGCCCACGGGTTGTGAACCATGAGCAGGGCGCTCGGGTTCATGACCACCTCGTCGGCGGTCAGCGCGAAGAAGGACGCGGCGCTCGCGGCAAGGCCCTCGATGCTCGCGGTGACGCGACCCTTGTAGGAGCGGATGACCTCGGCCATGGCGCTCGCGTCGAACACGTCGCCGCCGCCGGAGTTGATGTGGATGGTCACGTCCTCGCCGTCAGCCTGCTGCATGAGGTAGGCGAAGCGGTGGGCGGTCATGTCGGCGGCGTCCCAGCCGTCCCCGATGGCGCCGTAAACGTAGATGTCAGCCATTGATGATCTCCTCGATGTCGGAGTTGACGTCGTACTCGATTCCCTCGGCGGCGCACGCCTCTGCCATGGGGGCGAGCACGCGGCCCGCGAAGTCGCGGAACCTGTCCGAGTCACCCTTGTCCTCGAAGCGCTCGCGCACCCGGCGGGCCATGTCCGCGTGCACGACGGCAAGCGCGGTGCCCATCGCGTGGGCGTCACCGGGGCCGCCGTCGTCGCGCTGCGAGTCGCCGTTCCCGCCGGGGAGCGGGCTCGCGTTGTTGTTTGCCGTAACGGCGGGCGTGACCTCACCGGTCTCGGGGTTGACGGTGCTGTAGGCGGTCGAGCGCATGAACTCGTCGCCGCCCTCGTATGGCGCCATGTCCTCCTTGGCTCTGACCTCGTTGGGGTTGTAGACGCCCGCGTAGATGCCAATGCGGTAGCCGTCCATGCGCTCCTTGTACGAGCCGCGAAGCAGGCCGTTCATGTCTAGCTGCACGTAGCAGTCTGTGAAGCCCGCCGCCCACAGCACGCCGGAGAAGGCCGTCTCGAGCGCCACGCACTCGGGGACGAGTGTCTTGTTGGCGAAGTTGAGGGCGCCCTGCTCGATGTTGGAGTAGGTCGCGTTAGATAGCTCGAAGACCTCCTGCGGCGGCACGGAGAGCGTGCGGCACGTCTCGAGCAGCACCCATCGCTCCTGCTCGACGAGGTTGAGGTCGACCATGCTCTGGGTGGTCGTCTTGTAGTGGACGCCGTTGTCGAAGATGCGGATCTTGCCAGCGTTGAGCACTCCGCCGCCGTCCTTGAGCTGGTCGACAAGGCGCTTGAAGCTCTGCTCGTTGAGCTGCTGGTCGGTCTCCAGCCATCCGGGGAAGTTGCCCTCGCCGTTGATCATGTGCGAGTAGAACTCAGACAGGTCGAGCGAAAGCCCAATCTCGTTTGCGGCGAGCTCGGCGAGGGAGCGCCCATGGATGCCGTCAGAGTCAAGCAGCGGGGACTTGACCCAGATGACCTCGCTCTCGAGGTAGTTGCCGGACTGCGTGAACTTGTCCCCGCCGTAACGGAACACTGGCCTGCCGCCATTGTCCACGCTGATCGTGGGCGCCCCGCTCATCGGCCAGATGGCGACGGGCAGGCCGTCCGCGCCGTACTGCACGCGGGCGAACGCCTCGCCCAGGACGTCCTTGGTGACCATCAGCCAGCGGATGCCCTCGGCGCCGGTCATGAACGGGTTCCACTTGTGCCGCAGGAGGTCGCCCAACGCCACGGCGAACGGCTGCCCGGCCTTAACGCGCAGGTCGCCGTCCCGCTCGCAGACCCTCACGGGCAGCGAGGAAAGCGGGCGTGCCTTGGCGAGAAGGCACCCGCGGAACGCGTTGCTGTAGTAGGCGCTCAGGTTGTAGTCGCGAGCCTCGACGTCGTTTCTCTTGCCGTCGAGGGAGAAGAAGTCATACCCGCCGTCATGCAGCACAGACCACGCGCTTCTGAGGCGTGAGTAGAGGCCCATCGCATCACTCCTAACGTTGGTGACGCGAGTGTCCGCCGCGCGTCCCCCGCCCATGCCAAGACGGGGGACGCCGAGGGGAGGTGGCCGCGGGCGAAGGGAGGGAAGACCCGCGGCGCCCTGAGGTTCGCGCGGCCGTCCCCTATAGGTCGATGGTCCAGACGCTCGGGCACTCCTGCTCGTTGTTGTCGAACGCCCACATGGCCATCGCTGCGGCGACGGCGGCGTCGATGCGCCTTGTGCCCTGGCCGTGGCGCCCGCGCTCGCTCGCAAGCCTGCGCCCGTACGCCTTGCTCTCCGAGGAGACGGCGTTTACGCAGTGGCGCGGCAGCACGTCTAGCCCGGACATGCACGCCTTGTGCTCGGCCACGGCGCGCGCAAGCAGCTCGGAGGCGGGGCACATGATGGATGGCGTCTGGGCGATCTGGTCAACGGTGATGCCGCACTCGCGCTCCAGCCAGTTGGTGAGGAACTGCATTCGCGCCGGGTCGCACCCGCCCATGGGGTTCCCGTCGCTTGTCGATAGCTCGCGGATGACGTCTGCCACGGCCATGAGGTCGTAGGTGCCCATGGGGCCGTCCGGCTTCTCCCAGCACCACTCCTCGAGCGCCCAGCGCTCGCCCTGCCGCTGCGCGGCCACGATGGCGAGGGTGTCTCCGCGCACGGCGCCGTCGATTGCGAACGTGAACCACTGCGAGTGGTCTATGACGGCCTCCTCGCGCTGGCACGCCTCCACGTCGCGCCTGCGCATGAACGGCTCCTCGAACTCGTCCATCGGCGTGCGGTTTAGGTAGTAGCGCACGAATCCGGGGCCTGGCCTGCCGTCCTCGAGCTTGTCACTCTCGTACTGCTCCTCAAGCTCCTCCATGGTCACTCGCCCTGCTGCTGTGATCTTCCGCCAGCACCTGCGGTCGGCCGGGTTGTCGGAGTCTGTGATGCCAAGCCAGCAGATGAAGGCGTGCTGGTCGCGCTTGAGCCTGTGGTACAGCGAGAAAAGGAACCCGTCGCGCGATGCACCGGCGGTCGTGATGCCGATGGTGAGCGCGTTCCAGATCTTTGCCTGGCCGGACGTTCCGGCCTTCCACACCGCGTCGTCGCGCCACACGTGGATCTCGTCGCCGACGAGGACGTGGAAGTGCTTGCCCTGAAGCGCCGCCTCCTTGTACGGGTAGACGTGTATCTCCTGCCCCGTCTCGTCGTTCCTGATCATGTCCTTGTAGACCGTCCACTGGGCGGCGAGCGTCCTGTTCGCGCGGATGATGGTCGCGATGTAGTCCTTGACCATCTTGGTGTTGTCCTTGGAGTCGGCCACGATGCCGTACATGCCGTTGGGCAGCGGCTCCATGACGGCGATGGTGAGCACGATGACGGCGGCGAGCTGGGACTTGCCGAACCCTCGGTGGACGCCCACGAGGGCTCGTCGGTACTGCCGCCTGAAGCGGCCCGTCCTCTTGTCGAGCTTTCCCGTGCCGAACAGCGGGCGCCAGATGTTCTTCATGAGCCAGTCTGAGATTCGGTACGCCTGCCCGCACAGCTCCGACTCTCCCGCATAGGTAAGGAACGTCTCGGCGAACAGGCGTGTGCGCTCCACCTGCGCCTCCCCGGCCTTTGTCAGCCGCTTCGACGGCGTGCGGTAGCTCACTTGCGCCCCGCTATCGCCGCGTCAATCTGCTGCGCGATGGAGAGCTGGACGGCACCAGCCATGTTCTGCGTGAGGCCCAGGCGCGCGCGGGCGAGCGGGGTGCAGCCGAGCTGGTCGGCGAGCTTGAGCGCCACGGCCGCAGAGTCGTTGGCCTGCTTGATGTAGGGGTTTGGACGCTCGCCGCATATGTCGCCGTCGCGGTTGTACTTCGGCACCATGAGCTTGAGCGTGCCGTCCTCGCAAAGGCACTTCTCGAACGCCTGGTTGGCGACCTCGACGTTGAACACGAGCTGCGCGATGAACGGAACGTCGCTCTCCCGGTAGCCGAAGCCGTGGCCCACGATGGCATCCCACGTGCGCGACATCGAGGGGACGGCGGCGATGCTGTCCGGCTTGGTTATGCCGTCTACGGTGGTGGCGTCCGCCTGGATCACCACGCCGTCTGCCCCGCCGCGACGGACGGCAACGGCCTGCGGCTTGCGGCCCCTCACAGCCCAGCCTCCTCGAGAGCGCGGGCGATTCCCCTTGCGACTATCGTGCAGGCTGGCCTGAGCTTGACCGGGCCTATCACGCCGAGCGCGTCCAGCCGGTGCATGACGTCGCGCGCGTCGCTGACAGCCGACGGGACGGACTCGCAGACCTGCGTGCCCCTGCTGTAGGCGGCACGACACTTCCCCGAGCAGAACTTCGCCGTGGCCCTCTTGGCCTCGAACGGCATCCCGCAGTAGTCGCAGACCTTCTGCATGCGCATCACCTCGCGCACATGCTCGCCCGAGCGTCCCCGATAGCGCACGCGTAGCGTACGCGCTCGCGGTCGTGCGCCGTGCGGCCGGATTTCGAGGCCCCATTTTCGTCTGCGGAAAATTTTGAGTGGGGGCCGCCGGGTAGCGCCGCCCAGGGGCCGTGTCTCGACTCCCCTCCCCTTTTTTGGCGGTCTACATGCGGTTTTGTCGATTTGGCCGCATTTATTGTCCGTTATGCGCTCTGCCTGTGGTTATGCACGTAACAAAACGAGGCCGCAGCCCGGTTGGCCACGGCCTCGCATGATCGCGCCTCGTCGCTTGTCTGAGGGCCTGGCCCTCGCCTCGCGCTACCTGCTCGCCTCGTCGCTTGTCTGAGCGCTCGCGCGCCTCGGGGCCTCGATCGTGCCGACGGTCTCGCCGGTCTCGCGGTCCACGATCGCAAGGTCGTAGCCGAGGACGTCGGCCACGTCGGCCACGGTCGCGAGCGCCGGCGATCCGCCAGCACGGCCAGCAAGGCGCACATAGGCCGGACTCTTGCCGAGATCTGCGCTCACGCTGCGCATGCTCGCGCCGCTCGCCTTGCACATCTCACGTATACACGCGTCTACCTGCATGTTTACCTCCCTTGTCGTACTGCTCCCATTGTACGCGCGCGTATAGCTGCAATTACCCACCGTTTCGGTTTGTGGTCGAAATATGAAGAAACTGTGTGCGTAGTCGCAAATACCCGTTTGGTGCTTGACGGGTAGTCGTACCTACCCGCAGAATGCAGCCAAGCAACGACGCCAACGGCCACGACGGCCAGGGCGCACGAGCTCGCCGGGAACATCGCCCGAGCTACAGCAGATCGCGAACGTTGACAACCGCATACCTGGCGACCGCAAACCGGGGGATCCGGCAGCGGCCAAAGCGCCAGGAGCAAGACCAAAGCACCAAAGCACTACGGCGCGAGCCTCGCCCGAGGCAAGCGCCAGAACAAGCGACGAGGAGAGAGGGGGTAAGGAGTTGCGACAAGCAAAGCGCGTGACCGTCGAAGTCGTCTTTGACGACGGAAGCAAGGCGCGCCGCGAGGAGCGAGGGGCGAACGTGCCCATGGCCCTACTGGCGGCGCTGCTGCGCTTCCTGGCCTTCGAGGAGTAGGCGGCGCCCACCCTCGAGGCGAAACGACAAGGGACGCGCCCGGGCCGGTTTGACCGCCAGTGCCCGGACGCGTCCCCACGTCACGCGCCATTCTACCACGACGAACGAGAGGACGAACCACGCAAGACAAGCGACGCCGCCAGGCCCTACCCCGGCGGCGTCAAAACGAAAGCCCACGAGAAAGGACTAACCATGAACAAGACTACCATTGATCGCGTTTTTGTCGCACTCGAGGACGTCACCGAAGACGTCGCCGCTAGGGTCAGGGCCGGCGAGCTCATAGCCGACGTCGCAACGCCAAAGGCGCACTTGCCGCAGACCGTCGCCCTGCGCACATACAAGACGATCGACGTCTACCCCGGCGGCAGGCGCGAAATCCACGAAGAGAAGAAGCTCGAGGTCTTCAAGAATGGCCGATGGGAGCCGCTGACCAACCAGCTCCTCGAGAAGTTCGATCACGAGGCACACGCGGCACGGATGAGGAAGGCCGCAGAGCGCAAGGCGAAGAGCGCCGCGAAGGCCAACGAGGCCGCGGCCGAGATCAAAGTCGGGGACATCTTCCACAGTAACTGGGGCTACGAGCAGACCAACTGCGAGTTCTACCAGGTAGTCGCGAAGTCCTCGCAGTACGTGACCGTTCGCGAGATCGGCCAGGATTACGAGGCGACCGGCTACATGAGCGGCAACGTCACGCCGCGGCCCGGCGATTTCCTCGAGAGCAGCTTCACGATCCGCGACAACATGCACGGCAAGCGCTGCAAGGTGAGCCCGTGGGGCTCAATCAGGATCAACGACGTGATCTCCGCGTGGGCGTGGCACGGCGGCTCAGTTGGCGTCAGCAGCTACGCATAACAAACGACAAGCGACGGGGGCCGGCCGATCTGGCCGGCCCCGAGGAGGCAACCATGCCAGAGCTACACCTAGCGCTCACGCCCTACGACGTCGAGGCCATTATCGCCTTCGCCCTGTTCGCCATGCTCGCACACCACCAGACCAAGGAGGCCCACCATGGCCACTAGTAAGACGTTTCCGTTCGCGGCACGAGGCCGCTACTACAAGCGACGCACGGCCAAGGTGCTCCCCTGCTACCTCGGGGAGCGCGAGGACGGCACCGCGATCGTCTCAGAGCCGGTCCCCGGCATGGTCACCCGTTGGGGCTACCAGGGCAGCCGCTACCACCGGCCGCACGACGCCTACCTCGTGAGCGGCACGTGGTGCGAGGTCCGCAACGTGCCCACCGAGCTGGGTCCGGACGGCAAGCCGAGCGCCTGGGCCCACGTCTGGGCGGCATGCCAGAGCCGCACGCTCCGAGACCGCCACGCGGACCAGAGCGCCGAGCAGGGCATCCCGGCCGTGACGATCACGATCAGCGACGGCGTGGCAGTGGCAGTCGTGACCAGCAACGGCGACGACCTGACCGCGGCGCTCGCGCCCTGGGACCTCGAGAAGGCCCTGGGCATCGACTAGGACAAGCGACGGCCGTGGCCATGCGCCCCGGCCAGGAGGAGAAGACATGAGCGAGATCAGCATCGACAACGGTTGCACCTACGACGACGCCGAGGGCACCGACCAGGTCGACCTCGAGAGGCTCTGGCCAACGATTTGCGAGGCGTGCGATCCCGTGACCCTGGACAAGGCCTATGACGCGGTCTGGCCGCTGGACAGCGACACGGACGACGGGAGGCGCGCGGTCCTCGGGTACGTGCTGGAGCACGTGGACCAGGACCTGGTCATAGGCTAGAGTACGGGCGAGAGGGGGCCCCGGCGACGCGCCGGGGCCCGGGAGGAGGCAGACCATGGCACGGAGGAACTGGGGCAAGCTGGATCCGGAGAGGCCGAGGGAGTACCGCGACACCATCGACTACGAGGACGGCACAAGCGAGCCAGTCGAGTACTACCAGGGCGCAGACCCAGAGCACGCGATCGCAGTGACGAACCCCGACACGTGGCCCTGCTTTTACGTCTACCGCGTCAGCAAGGACGAGGTGATGGGCAGGGGCGTCCCGAAGTGGGAGCTGGACCACGTGAACCCGGTCGAGCCGCGCGACGTCGCCGAGTGCGAGCGCAGGCGCCGCCTCATCCGCGAGCACTTCGTCCTGTACGACGGGACGACCCTCGCGTTCGGCTCGCTCAAGTTCCAGGTCAACTACGACCTCTCCATTCGCGACGAGGGCGACGCCGACGCGCCAACCCCCAAGAGCGACCCGGCGCCCGTCGTGCGGGAGCCGGTCGAGCGGATCAAGACGAACAAGACGCGCTTCTTCGGCGTGAGCTTCAACATCTAGCGGGAACCGGAAAGGTCCCGGGGGCATCGAGCCCTCGGGACCTTCTTCGTTGCCTACTGCCCGCGCATGGCATCCCGGACGGCCTGGACAAGCGCGATGGCGAACACCGCCGCGAGCTCGACCCCGAGCGGCAGCATCAGCGGCGCCAGGACGAGCCACCACGGCCAGTCGATGACGTCCGCGAGGCGCAGGCCGATGAGCAGCAGCGTGAGCAGCTCCGAGAACGAGACGGACGAGTGGGAGCCGTTGTTTCCGTTGACGTTCATCCGTTGCCTCCTACACCCCGAGCTTGGCCTTGATGAGGGAGAGCGAGAGCGCAAGCCCCGCCTCCTTGACGACCGACAGCGCCGTGTCCCCCACCGTGTCGCGCATCGCCGCCTTGACCCGCTGCCACACCGTGTCGGAGCGGATCGCGTCCAGGTAGTCCTCGCCAGCCCACGTGAGCCGGTTGACCGTGACGGACGAGCAGCGCCCGCCCATGGCGTGCCCGACCTCGGCATCGACGAGCCCGGCGTCGGCCATCATCGCCGCGTGGAACCCGAGCAGGTCGAGCGAATGGGAGGCGTCGACGAAGCGGGAGAGGTCCAGCCTCCCGTCTGCCTCCTCCGCCTCAAGCAGGATCATCCTCACCAGGTCCAGGTCACGCTTCATACACTGCCTTCCCTTCACCGAGCGGGAAGTGAGTTTTCAACATTCCCGCTATCTGACTTTTCAACATCGTTCAATCTCTTATGCGTTTTCAACACGCCTTTTCAACAATCGCGAAGTTTTCAACATGCACCTTACTAGCACGTTAACCTTACGGGCGTCGAGGCGTAGGCGTGTCGGGGCCACGCCTCGCCGCCCTTTCCTTTCCTTTTCTTTCCTTTGCATAAAGTCGCATTGCTCCCGCATGCGAGCGCATTGCATCCGTATGCGGTCGCATTGCTCCCGCATGTCTCACGAGGATCCATGCCAGCGGGCAAGGGCCGCAGCCCTGCGCTGTTCGCGCTGGGCGGTCACGCGCTCTGCGTTGCGGTCCATGCGATGGCTGGACAGCGCCCCGTCCTCGACAATGACAAGGCCGAGACGAACGAGCACTCGCAAAAACTCGGCCACCTCCTCCACCGAGTCGAGGTCGAGCGTCACTGCCACGTTCTCCATGTCGTTGTCCGTCTCAACCGCGAGCGAGTGGGAGGGCTCGGACGCAAGCGCCTCGCACAGCAGCCAGAAACGCCCGTATCCGGCCACGCCGCACTCTCGGATGAGGCGGCGGCACTTGGGGTCACTGGCTGCGTTGGAGTCGTGGGCGAAGTACTCGAGGGGCTTCTCCTCGAAGCTGGCCCCGCGCGACTTACCACACATGCGATCACCTCACCCAGAGAATCCAGGCCACGAGGTCGATGAGGGCCACGGCCACGAATAACCAGACCGTCTCCCAGTCAAAGCGCCTCATCGCCTCACCACCTTGGTCGTGGAGTGAATGGAAGCGTCCACGGCCCCTCTGCCGCCCGAGAAATGACGCTCAGCAGTAGGCGTGCGCGTGGCACGGCATCGCGCCTTGGAATCGGTCACAGCGCCCCACAGCGCCAGAATCCGGCACAGCAGCGCGAGCACCACGGCGAGCAGGCCCGCAACCACGACGAGCACGGCCACCATGGCCGCGAGAAGGGCGCTAATCATCGGCGCCACCTCCACATCGCAACGGCGCACACGACCAAGGCCGCGACGTCGGCGGCGCACGAGGCGAGCACGATGACGGCGACCCACGGCGGCATCTCGCGGCAGGAGGCGGACGCAGTGGCACCTGACGCCGCAGCGGCGAGGGAGACGCCGATAGCAATGCGCGTCGCGCTAGTCATCGTCCACCACCTCATGACAATCGCTGAACACGTCCCTAGTCGTGCGCCATATCGAGTACGAACCCGTCAGCATCGACCAAAGAAGACAAAGCGTCGAATCGTCTCTAAGGCTCTCCGTGCCTCGCATTCCGCGATCGTACGCAAGCCGCAGCTTGCCGCCCCTGTCGGGGCAGTAGACCTGCACACCGAGCGGAAGGAGACGCCTGTCGTGCAGATCGTCCGCAAGGTCGCGGGGACACACGAGCCAGTTCTCGTCGCCGAGAAACGTGAGGCCATGGCCGCTCTTGAAGTCCTCCATGCACGACTTAACCTCAACGAACACGAACTTTCCGTGTTCGAGCGCGCAGTTCCTTCCGCCGATTCCGGGCGAGAACGCCACGAAGTCGACCCTGTGACGGCTGTCGACCCAAACCTCCTGCGCGACGAGAGTGAACTCCCTGCGCAGCTTCGCAGCCACTTTCCCGGAAAGCTCGGCCGTTACGTCGCCGCGCTTCTCTTCCCTACTCAGCATCGCTCCACCTCTCCGCAAGCTCCCTCATGTCGGTGATCTTGGCGCTCGCCGCCCCGAAGAAGGGTCGAATCTCGCCACGCTTGTGCAGGTCGCAGCGGTAGGCGCGGCACACCTCGGGCCTTGCCGCGTAGACGGCGCACTCCTTGCCGTCGGTGAGCCATGGGCACATAAGGTCGACCTCGCCGCGCGGCTCATGCGGCTTGATTCCGTGCTCGAGCACGTAAGGCTTTAGACGGCGCAGGTCGAAGACGCTGACCGGCACGAACCTCGAGCAGCACTCGCCGCAGCCGCGGCAGTCGCCCTCGTAGAGGTCCCTCACGCCGTGCGTCGCGCACAGCGCGGCGTGTGCCGCCCTCGCGGCTGCGCGGTCGTCACTCATCGCCCCTCACCTCCGCGCCTCTTCTGCGCTCTGCTGCCTCTTCAACCTCGATACTTAGCTCGACAGCCTTCGCGATGTTCTTCTCCCAAGCGTTGAGCTCGTCCATCGTCCTTCTGTACCTTCTTGCGACGGCCTCCTTGAACTGGAGGATGTGCAGGAGATGCGCCAGCTCCGGGTCGTCGCCTAAGCCGTGCTCCTCCGCACGTTCGTTCAGGTCGTACCAATCAGATAGGTTCATCTGCCGCTCACCACCTCAGCACCGCAGTTGGGGCAGCGCCTGACCGGAATTACCTCGGTGCAGTTCGTCGCAGCGTCTCGCCTGACGAAAGCTCCGCACCGGGAGCACGCGCGATGACTCGATCCCGGGATGCTTTTCATCTCGCACGTCGGGCGGTCGATGAGGTCGGCTAGCTTCTCGATCGTCCTCTCGGCACACCTACGGTCGGCGGCTACGGTGAACGGGTTGCCTTCGTCATCGGTAACCCCTTCGATGCCAACCCAATTGCTGAGGTACATCGCGAAGTCCCTCGTCCCGCTTACGTCCTGTGCGCATGCGCGAAGCCTTGCCGCCACCTCGCGGCGCTCCTTGTCACTAGTCACGATCTGCCCCCTTTGCATCGCGCTCCGCGAGCGCCTTGGCGCGGCGGAAGACGTCTCGGGCGACATTCACGGGGCAAGACCCCTTGATCTTTACCGACGGGCACGCGGAGCAGGGGGTGTCCGCGTCGACCCCGAAGTAGTAGCAAACGCAGTCCTCGTGTGCCATGGCCATGATGTCCGCCTCGACGCGCTCCCAGGTGTCGGGGCGCGCGAGGTGGAGGAGGCTGAGCATAAAGATCATTCCGTCGGACCTCCTGACACGCCACACCGGGACTCCGGTGTGCTCGGAGTAGATGAGGGCGTACTCCATGACGCTGATCTCATGGCCATCCCCGTCATAGAGCGTCCTCGTCGTGAGCGGCACGACGTTTCCGTCCGCGTCCACGGGTGCGGGGATGCCCTCCGCCCAGCTAAGGCACGGGAACACATCCTCGCGCTCCAATCTGCTGCCATCGCCTTCGAGCACGGCCACATCCCCGATCGCTCGGTACTGCAGGTGCTGCTCCCTATCCATTCGAGACCACCTCCGCGCCTTTGACCATGCCGTGGACGCCCCTTATAAGCCGCAGTTGGACGCCGCAGACGGGGCAGTACCTGAGCTCGCCCACGTGGCGAGGCCTCTTGTTTGGGTCGGTCGTGAACTTGCTCTGCACGAGGACGCCGCAATACGGGCACATGACAGTCCTACTCATCGTCCTCGCCCTCCCAAGGCTCGAAGTCCTCGCAGCGGTAGACGTCCTCGACCTCGCGCAGCTCGTCCCCGCCGTCGCAGACGAGCATCGTGCCCCCTCCGAGCAGGGTGACGAGCCGCGAGTACTCGCAGCTCGCACAGCACCTGAGTCCGTCAGTCATCCGTCCACCCCATCTCTCCCCGCAGCCTTTCTAGGCAGTCGATGGCCTTCGAGCAGTCGCTCGCGGGCTGGCCCTTGGACCAGAGGCGCCAGACGTACTTGAACGCGATGGCCCACCAGTAGAACCCCAGCTCGGGGCGGTGGCACGTCACTTCCTGCGAGGCGCACGACGCGAGCGCCCTCTGCGCCGTTACTAGGCCGTCGCCCTGGTAGTGGGCCGGGCCGGGCTGCGACGCCTGGGCGCTCTCCTTCCTTTCGCTCATCTTGCTTCCCCCCACTCCTCGCACGCCACCTCGTCGGGGCGCCGCGCGTTGTCGTACGTCCAGTCCAGGACGCGCATCGGGTCGTTCTCGATTCCCAGCGCGTCGCGCATCTCGAGGAGGCATATGCCCCGCCGCTCATCGTCCGTGAGGTATGCGAAGTGCTCGCACCAACCGCAGGTGAGCTCCGCGTCACTTGCCATGCATGTCCCTCCTCACCTCGAACTGCTTTGCCATGACCGCCGCGCACGTCCTGTTGAGGTCGAGCGCCGTGCGCCAGACCGGGCGACCGCGCCGCATGTCCTGCCTGACGCGCACGACCTCGGCCGCGGTCCACGGCCTGCCGGAGGTCCCGGCCGCGAGCAGGTCGGCCCTGCGCTCCGCCCTGCGCCTCGCCTCCGTGGCGACCACGCGCCGCACGGACGGGACCTCGGCGCACAGCTGCCGCATGAGGTCGGCGCACCCGTGGGCGGCGCCGAAGCGGTTGAGCTGGTCCACGAGCTCGACGCCATCCGACTCGACCTCGCGCCGCAGGTGGTCGGACGTGCCGGTCGGCCTAGGAGCGTCCCGTGCTGCCATAGCCGCCCTCTCCCCTTTCGCTCTCAGGGAGTGCGGCGACGCACTCGAAGCGCGGCAGCTCGCAGGGCAGCACCAGCAGCTGGCAGATGCGCTCCCCGGGCTGGATGGTGTAGGGCGCGAGCCCAAGGTTCACGAGCCTTGCCCTGACCTCGCCGCGGTAGCCCGAGTCAATGACGCCGACGCCGTTGGCGAGCGTCACGCCGTGGTTGCACGCGATGCCCGAGCGGGCGCACTGCAGGCCGAAGTAGCCCTCCGGTATCTCCACGCGGACGCCGGTGCCAAACCACTTGCTGTCGCCGGGGTTGATGGTCACCGGGGCCGGGATGTCCGCCCTCATGTCCGCGCCCGCGTCGTCGTCATGCGCCCTCGTGGGGAGCAGCCTCTCGTCGCAGACGCAGCGAATCTCCGTAACTGCCATGCGTTCTCCTTTAGTTTGTTAACCAGGTGGTTGGGCGGGGCACGCGGCCCCGCCCGATGCTTCTCCGTTACGCTCCTTGCAGATCCGTCGCGGCTCGTCTCTGCCCACGCTGCGCGGCTCGATGCCACGCCGCGCGACGCCCGTCCTAGCGTCTTGATTCGATGCGATTCCGCTGCGGTTCAATGCTCTTCTAAGCACTCGCGATTCGGAGCCACGCTTTGCCCCCGCCTTGCCGTCAGTTTGGCGCCGTGCTTTCCCACCACTGCTTTTCCGCGGCGATTCAACGCTTGTCGTTTCGAGACCCAGCGAATCCCTCGCAGCGCGCTGCTTGTCCGCAGCGATTCAACGCTTCGCCGAGCTGAGCGACGCATTGCAATTCCAGAGCATGTCCGCGCGAGACCCTGCTATTCCGTCGCGTGTCGCATTGGCTCGTAGCCCCCTGTGCGCAGCCGTCGAGCCGCCGCTAGTCCGCATACTCCCAGCGGCACGTGCCCTTGCCGGAGTTGCGCCACTGGCCGATGCCGCGAACGCCGAAGTAGTTAAGCCACTCCTCGACGGTCGGCCACAGCCTGCCGTCCAGGCAGGTCACCGTGAACGTGAGCGTCGAGCCCGCCGGAATGGTCTCCGAGCGCGCGAGCGCCACGCGGTCCCCCTGCGGCGTCGAGGCACGCAGCGGCCGCACGCACTCGCCCATCTCGCCGAACACGTCGAACGGCACCTTCCGCTCGTTTACGAACAGCGTCCCGTCGATGGCCTTCTTGTAGGCCGTGAGCTTCGAGCTCTTCGAGCCCGGCACGCGCCGCATCATCGAGCACGCGTCCTTGAACGCGCCCTTGAGCTGGTAGCCGTACATGCACGGCCTGCCGTCCATCGTGCGCGGGAAGACGGTCTTGCCGCGCTCCATCGCCTCGTCCGCACCGATGGCCTCGCGCTCCTGGGCGGTCGCGTCCCTGGCCTCGTCCTCTGACGCGCCGCCCTTGACCATCGCGGCCACGGCGCGCTCCTGGAAGAAGCCATCGAACTCCTCCTTGCTGCCGGGCTGCGAACCCAGCACCTCCTCGGTGAACGTGAGGCGGACGCGCCTCTTGTTTCCTCTGTTGTCCTGCGGCATGTGGTTCTCCTGTTGGTGGATTTCCTAGAAGGGAATATCTGAGTCGTAGACGTCGGGCGCCTGCTGCGGCGTCGTGGCGGGCGGCGCCTGGTATGCCTGCGGCGCGCTCCACTGCGGGGCGGGCTGCTGCGCCTGCTGCTGCGGCTGCTGCTGGGCGCCGTCGCGGCGGCTCATGAACTCGAGCTCGTCCACGACCACCTCGAGCTTGCTGCGCCTCTGGCCGTCCTTCTCCCACGACGAGTAGCGGAGCTTGCCCTGGACGGACACCTTCGCGCCCTTGGAGAGGTAGGCGGACAGCCTCTCGGCGCGCGTGCCGAACAGCACGCAGTCAACGAAGTTCGGCCTGTCCTCCCACTCGCCCGTCTGCGGGTTCTTGGCGCGCTCGTTGACGGCAACCGAGAGCGACATGATCGCCGTGCCGGACTTGGTGGCGTGCATCTCCGGGTCGCTCGTGAGGTTGCCGCTGATCGCGACCATGTTGAGGGCCACTACGCCTCACCGCCCTCTGCGGGGACGTCCTTGACGTCCTGGGCGGGCGCGGAGCCGGCCACGTGGCCGAACACCTCGAAGCCGTCCTCGTCCACCATGACGGGAGTGGCCTCGTCGTTGGCGACGCCGTGCGCGACCTCCACGGAGCGCGGCAGCATCCCTCGGTTGAACGCGCGCCTGAGCACCGTCTTCTCGGCCATCGCCTCGTAGTCGGTCTGCCAGGGGCCGGAGTTGGCGGCCTTGGAGCGGCCCATCACGCCATCGACCTCGGACTTGCTCATCGCGAGGAACACCAGGCCGCCGTCGAGGAGCTGCGCCGAAAGGTAGACCAGGCGCATGTGCTCCTTGCCGTGCGGGGCGTCGAGGTTGGGTCGGTAGGAGTAGTGGACCCCGCTCTCGTCCTCCCAGTAGTCGAACTCGTCGCCCTCGTAGACGCACTGGGTGCGCAGGCTGCGGAGCTTGCCCGAGCGCTGCACCAGCTCGACCATGCCGTTCTTGCCCAGGATGAACTGGGCCTCCATCTGCCCGGTCTTGCGGTTCTTGTAGGGCAGGATGTAGGCGCGGCCAAGCCCGTCCACCACGGACGGCTCGAGTCCGAGCGACGCGCACTGCAGGCAGCACGACAGGATCGACGGGACGCTGCACTCGGCGAGCTTCGGCGTCTGCTTGTAGGCGCCGATTGCCATCTGCGCCAGGCGCTCGGCCTTGAATCCCTTGGGCATGACGCTCTGCAGCTGCGGCGACACCTGGCGCACCAGGTCGGCGAACTTCGGCGCGCTGCCGGACCTCGCGACCTCGCCGCTCGCCTTCGCGATTGCTCCCATTTAGCTCTCCTTCTCCTTGGTCTTCTTGATTCGCAGCCCCATGTCAGACGGGGCCCTTGTCACGTACTGCTCGTACAGGCCCGGGTGCTCGGCCTCGAATCGCTTGCGGTCGAACCTGCCGCGCTCCCCGCGCAGCCAGCGCACGCGCAGGCCTGGGCACTCGATGCCGTCGGCGTCGCCTATCAGCTCGCGGACGCGCGCCGCCCACGAGTCGCAGTTGCGCTTGGCGTCGTCGAGCGCGTCCTTTGCCATGCGGTAGCGCGTGACCTCCATGGGCACGCCGTCCATCTCGACCATCTCGGCCGTGGGCTCGCGGTGAGACAGGAACGTCGCGCCGACGTCCTGGGCGCCAACCTCGGGAGCTGACCCGCCCTCCACGTTGTCGTGCCAGAAGCGATCTACGGCCTCGTTGACGGCGGCGACGTCGTCCTCGTCTCGCTCGATTCGGAACTCGCGGTAGTCGGAGCCGCCGATGAGCACGGCCACGTCCGCGAACGGGCGCCCGGTTACGCTGAGGTAGTGCGCCACCTGCGTCTGGTAGTAGATGGGCACGCCCTCGGCCCAGTCGTCGGCTCGCCTGAGCCCGGCCGTCTTGATCTCCAAGACGCCCCAGCCACGGTCGGGGTCGCGCACCTCGTAGTCGAGCGACGCCTGCGCCCACGGCCTGGCAACGCTCGTCGCTATGCCGTTGACCCTGCGCACCGTGCGGTCGGTGTGGTTCGCCGCGTACTCGGCGCCCACGACGGGCTCAAGCACGTTGCCCCAGTGGACAGCCGGACGGTCGGATATGTCCTCGTGGATTCCGAGCACCTTGTCCTGATAGACCTTGTAGGGCGTCGAGTAACGCGAAAGCCCCATGATCGCGGCCACGTCTGAGCCGCCCACGCCCTCGCGCCTCGCGTCGAGCCACTGGGCGCTCACCTCGTCGGCGTCACCGTGGAAGCGCCGGAGGGTGAACAGGGTTCCCTCCCCCTCGATTGCCATTAGTCCCCTCCTTCGATTACGTTCTCGGGGCCATCGGCGAGCATCGCGGCGAACGTCGCGAGCGTCATGCTCACGTGCTGTTCGCCCGGCTTTGCCGTGCCCCTCCTCTTCCAGACCACGACGCCGTAGGCGGCGCCACGGTTCTCGCGCTCCGCCTCGGCCTCGCGGTACCACTGCGGCAGCTCGTGCTTGCCGCCGTACTCCTTGCACTCGACCACAACGGGGAGACCGTGCAGGTAGACCCCGCGCACGTCGCCCTTGTCGGCGCTGCCCGTCTTTATCTGGCGGTCGATGTCGGAGTCTCCCAAACAGGCGGCGAGGTAGTCGGCGACCATGCGCTCGAACCTCGTCCCGGCGCTCTTGGCGCTGCTTCTAGACCTGCCCACGCGTGTTCTCCCTAACCCATATGTCAACGTCCTCGGGCTTTATGCGGCACCCCTTGGTTCTTCCCTTCGGAACGAGTGCCCTGAGACGCCCGGCTCTGACCTCCTCGTACAAGGTCCTTCTGCTAAGCCCCGTGTACTTGCAGGTGTCGCCGACGTCATAGGTGAGCATTGGCGGCAGACCTGCGGCCGATGCCATCTCCCTAGCGTTCACATCTCCTCCTTTCCGCGTCCACGCGGTTGTGGCACGCCGAGCAGAGCGGCACGAGGTTGTTAGGCCCGTTGCCGCCGCCCTGGCTCAGCGCCCGCACGTGGTGGACGCCTCCGGCGCCGCGTCCCATGACCCAGCGCCCGTCTCTTGTCTGTGCTATCTGCCGCCCGCAGAGGGCGCACCTGCCGCCCGTTGACGCGAGCGCGGCCTGGCGCGCCCGCTGGTATGCGGACGTCGCGTACTGCGAGCGCCACGGGTTGGCCGTCTTTCGCGACGCCTCCTGCTCCCGCGTCCTGGAACCGTGGCTCGGTCGCTTGCCCTGGGGCGTCTTGGAGCACCTCGGGCACGGCTGGCCGACGGGGACGGGACGGCCGCACTTGGGGCAGAGCCTACGCATCGGCGCCGCCTCCCCTGGCACGCTTGAGGCGCTTCTTCTCGGCCTCGTAGGCCCTGTGCGTCCGCTCCATTGCCGCCTGCTCGCGCTTGAGCTCCGCGAGGTGGAGGTTCCAGCAGGGCACGCACATGTCGTGCCGGGCCGCGTTCGTGCCCTCGCGGATGGGGTTGACCCCGCACACGGGACACGTGTCGCCTGGACGTATGGCAAGCGAGACGCCGATGCGCTCGGCAGCCCTGGTTATTGCCTTCCTCGTGCGCGTGGGCCTCCCGGTATGCGGGTCGCGCATCATCTCGTAGATGGCGTCCACGCCATCGGCGCGGAACTTGCGGATGACGTCGAGCTCACCCGTCGTCCACGGCTTGTTAGCAGCGGTTGGGGATTCGCTTCCCCACGAATTTCGACTTTTTTTGCCCAAGCGCACCGCCAATCGTCTAGCGGCCAGCGCGTCTGGCCTCCCGCTCAATGCGGTCGAGCGTGAGGATCACCCACGCGGCGAGGGCCGCAAGGCCCATAATCGCCACGGTCGAGAGTGCGTCCACAAACTCTGGGGTCAGTCCCGCAAGCTCGTCTGGTACCATGTAAACGACCTCCTGTTGGTCATGGCCCCTTCTTGTCTTGGCGGACGAGGGGCCTTTTTGTTTACTTGCGCACGCCCCAGCAGGCGCCGATGATGAACACGAACGCCAGGGCTAAGATGAATCCCATGTGAGACCTCCGTTTGAATGGTGACGCCATGCTTAAGAGGGCTTGGAAGCTCGTCAAAGAGAACGTCAGCGCCGCAATATCGGTGCTCTCGCTACTCGGGTTCGGCTCCGTCATCGCGGTCGTGGACGACGCGAGGGCCATGCTCGTCGAGCACCCCGGCTCCGCGCTCCTGCTCATGGGCTTTGCGTTCGCCTTTGGCGTCGGCTTCTCTGAGCTCGCGTTCAATGCCGGCGAGCGCGCAGCGCGGATGCGGAAGCTCGACAGGCTCTCACGAACGTTTGCCGCGATGCCAGGCTCCCAACGCGATCTGGTACGTGCCGCACTTTTCGGCTCCGTGAGCACGGCGACCGAAAGCGGCCCAGCTCGAGCGCTCTGCGATGCCGGGATACTCGTGGCGTCCTCCGTCACGTGGAACCCACGCATGTCCGAGTACTCGATTAACCCGGACGTCGTGTTCGAGATCCGCGACCACAAGGCTGAGTGGCTGGGCATGTAGTGCACCCGCCGCGGCGGGCTGGTTCGACGCACGCGCCGCGAGACACGCCGGGGCTGCGACCGTGAGCCGCCGCCCGAAGGAGTGCGCTCGTCAAAGCTGCTTTGTTCACGGACTTGCGACCGTTGGCCGCCTACAGCGGGGACTGCGCCCCGGTGCGCCTCGTGGCGCGTGCGCTTCGTGCTGCGTGTTCGCGTGCGCGCCGCGGCGACGGCTCGGAGCGGCCCCCGTCAGGCGATGGCCGCGTTTTCCGTCATTGGACACATAGGACACAGCAGCTTTTTCTCTATTCGGGCTCCCGCCCGCCGAGTCGCCGCCGTGGCGCGCACGCTCCTTGCGTGACAGCTCCTTGCCATTCGAGGAGCTGACGAGTCGCTATTCGGGTGTCAAGGTTCTGTGGTCGCTACCTACGCGTGTAGAAGAAGTGGTAGACGGCCAGGCCAGCGGCCATGCCAAAGAGGAACACCGACACGAACATGCCGATTACCTTGGTCGGCTCGATGACGAGCAGCGCGCTCACCGCGACCACCCGCCGAACACCCAGCCAGCGGCTATTCCCAGGCACATGACGCCCATGAAGAACGGCAGGACCCCATCGTTCGAGCACATGGAGACGCCAAGCACCAGCATCAGGTCAGCCATCGTCACACCGCCAGACCGGGGTCGCCGTAGCGCTCGATGAAGTAGCGTTGGCCCTTGCCCGTTGCCTTGGGCGTGCGGTTGAGCGTCACGTGGCCGTCCGAGTGAACGACGGACGTCTCCTTGATGCGGAACAGGCCCATCTCCATCGAGCGCTGTGTGGGAACGTTGCGGTTGGAGCCGGTCTTGCCCAGGTAGCCGTCCCGCCGCAGGAGCTCGAACAGGCGGTTCTGGCCCATCGGCACTCCGTTCTGGCGAATCATCTTCGCGAGCTCGCCCACGAGGCACGTGCCGTCGCTGGCGCCAACGGCATCAGCGAACATGGCCTTGGGGCGCATCTCGGCGATCTGGCGGTCCTTCTCGGCCACCTGGCCCATCAGCCACTCGTAGCCAGCCTTGGCAAGCTCGGCTCCGCTCATGGACTCCTGCCCGGAGATGTAGCCACCGGAGCGCCTGAGCGCTGGCAGCACCTCGTGTGTCACCCAGCGCTGGAACGCCTTGGCCTCGGGCTTGCGGCTACGCATCACGAGTTTGTAGAGGCCGGGTTCGGAGACAGTGAGTGGAGCGCGACCTCCTGCAACCCCAATACTGTTGGGGTTGGTCTTACCCACCTCATCGCTCTCAAGAATCGAGCGGATGCTGTCAGTGCGGATGCCCAGTGCGTCGCACACGTCCTTCGCCACGAACCAAGGCTCGCCGTCCTCGCCGCGCACGGCTCGGATGGTGCCGAACTCCTCGTTGTCGAAGACCTGCACCTCGTTCAC